TGTTAAAATTTTAACATTTAGTTGCTTTCAAAGTCTTGTTTTAATTGGTTTATAATCATATCTAATGGAGTTTGGTTAGTTACTTTACCAAAATTTACATCTACAATAGCTAAAGCACTTCTAATTAAATCTAACACAATATCTTTTTCTTTTTTTGATAGTTTGTTTTTCTTTAATATTTCTTTTAGCTTTTCTTTATCTTCTTTTGTTATTGTTTTTGTGGCGAAAAGTTTTTGTAATAAAGGTACTTCAACTTCTTTAACATCCTCTAAGATTTGAACTGAAACTGATTTTTCTGTTATAAAATCTTCTCCTTTAATACCTTTATGTATATTGATTAGTGCCATCATTTCATCTACTGATGAGTTATCTAACTTATCGAATGCCTCTGCTTTATATAAATTGTAAATATCTTTACCATCAACAAAATTAGTCTCTAACTCAAAAGTTAAATATGCAACTTCTTCTAAAGAACTTTGAAACCAACCCAAACCCTTCCACATATCAAATAAGTCAAGTCCTGTAATTGTCCAAGGTTTTTTCCCTAAATCCTCACAGTCTTTATGTAACTTTTGGTGCATCTTATTCTTTTTTGCCCGAATCCTTAAAAACGGCAAAAGAAAACTGAAATTCCAACCTGCTATCTGATACTTTTCAAAATAATCACGGTTATAAATGTTAATAAATTCCTGTATGATACTTTTTTCATCTCCTTTTAGAACTGAAATACGAGCTTCATTACCATTTACAAAACCAACCGTTAAAGAATAAATCTTTCCAAATAAAGGATTTTTACCTGCATTTAGATAATAGTCTTCTTTAGCTTGATTCAAATCTTCTAACTTATTAGACTCTTGATACTTATTAAAGTATAATTCTAATTCTTTTCCTATAACACCCTCTGTTTGAGGGATTGTTGTTAACTTGAAATATAAATTCTCCATTTATCTTAACTATTATAATTATTACCTTTTCCTACTACTGCTAACAAACTTAAATAAGTTGTGTCATTTATTGTATATCCTTTATTTCTCCAATGTGGTATTCTACGAAGTGAATTTAAAGCATTTTTTCTTTCTGTCCACGCTTTATCTGTTGGTATTAGTATTTTATTTTCAAAAGAAGTTTTATCTATTTCCAAAGTTAATTCTTTTTTATAATTAATAACTAATCTTGCTTGTGATATTTTAAAGTCAAAATCTGTCGTATCTGTTTTTAATAGTTGAACTGTTAAATCTCCTTTTTTAAATGTTTTTGCCGATTTTGTTTCATGTGAATATTCTAATCCTAATTTATTTTCATAAAGTGTACCTACACAATCGTAGTCTTTAGGTTTACGTCCTTCTAAAATATCAATAACAGAACCACCTATTAAGATTACTGAAGATATACCTTCTGATATTTCTGTAATCATTTTTACAAATGGGTCTGCTCTAAATAATTCTTCTTGTTCTTTAGTCATCGTTTTCTTCTATTAATAAATATTTAATTGTTTGTGTTTTTATTTCTTTATTGTGTTAAACCAATCTTCAAAATGTGTTAATCTATTTGTTTTTGTGGCTTCTTTTCTTCCGTAAGCAAAATTAGCTCCCATTTGATGAGCTATTTCCAAATCTTCTTTTGTGTAGAGTTTTTCTTCCGCTGAAAAAAGTTTAAGATAATCATCTTCATAAATCCACTCATTAGTTTCTGTATTTCTATACCCTGCATAACCTGAACTTCTTTCAAATATCCAATTTTCTTTGTTTTCGTAAAGTCCTAACTCTTCATCACTCTTCATAATTTTGATTAGGTGTTCTTTTTGTTTTTCTTTCAAATACTTACTAACAGTTTTATTTAAAAGCTCATCATCTTTTTCGTTATAAGAATCACTATACTCTTGTTTAGTTTCTTTTTGCGGAAATATTGTATCATATTTATATTTATAAGTGTCAGTTTCGTCACAATAACTTCCATCTATTCTTTCACTACTGACTTCCACATAATCAGGCTTATTTTCGGCGTAAAAAGATAAAAAAGAACTGTTAACCTCTTGAACACCATCTTCTATAAGAGAAGTATCGTTAGTTAAAACAATCTTACTAATAAAATAGTCCTCTTCTTCCCAATACTTTCTTGAATCAATATCTCTTTGAACTGTTTTTTGTGGCTCATCTCCATATTTAGAATTAAAATGATAACCACCTAAAGTTAAATCTTCTATATTAGTAATATAAATAAACTGATTTTCTCTTTGTGATTCAACCGAATGTTTAAAATATTCCTTTGTTGTAAACAAACCGTTTTTACATTTATAAAGATTGCTTTCTTTATCTGTACTTATTAAGAATATGTTTTTCATAATTCACTTTTATATATTTCTATTTGTGCTCTATTTTTGTCCATTTTATTTAATTTTAATCAAAATAATATACCGTTTTTATTTTAACTTCTGCTTCATCAAAACAATGAGTTTGAAAATTTATTCTATAATATTTATCTTTTATTTTTATAACTAAAAAATCTCCTTCATGTTCAACAACATACTCAGATAAATAGTCTTTATCTAAACCACAACTCATAAGTTCAGTGATTACCCAACAAGCAAACCAATATTCTTTTTTACATTGATTAATAACTTGTTTTTTATTATATCCTTTTAAATCACATTTTTCTAAATTGAGCTCTTCAAAATGGTTTTCTATAAAAGATATTGCTAAATTTTTTACTACTTTCATAACTATTTACTTAAAAACTGTTCTAAAACTTTTTTTTCTCTGCTAACTTTTTCAAGATGTTCTTTCATTTTTTCCGCAAAAACATTAGAAACAGAAGAAAATAAGTTAACACTCTCCTCAATAGATAAATCTTTCTGTAGTAAACTCATAATAAGAGTCTTCTTATCTTTAAATTCAGTTTCTTTTTCTGTCCTCTGCAAATAATTTGCTAATCTCATTCTCCAACCGTATATCTTCTTTGTCATTTTTATTTATTTCTTAATATTTCTAATTTAACACAATAGATAATAAACATACAAAAACTAAATATAGTGCACAACAACCAAAGATTAGTATACTTATTATCCAAATACCATTTAGAATACACAGCAAAAAAATGTGCTCCAAATATTAACCACATTATTAAAAATGATTTTGTTTCTATGATTTTATCTTTCATGATTTCTAATTTTTTACAAATGTACTAATTATTTTTTAAATGGGCAAATTTATTTTATTTAAAATCGCCGTAGAAACGTGTGCATAAATTTCCGTCGTTTTTGATGAGCTGTGTCCTGCCATTTTTTGAATAATCCTCAGGTCTGTACCTGCCTCTAAAAGAGCTGTAAAACTGCTGTGTCGGAGTAGATGAAAATGGCATTCTTTCCCTATGTATTTTTTAACTATCTGATTACAACTTGTGTGTGAATATTGAGAACTAAACTGACCATTAAAAAGATACTCCTTTGGTGTATAAGATGTAAAATATTTCCGCAAAAGGTCTAAAACAACAGAAGAAAGAGGAACTAAACGGTCTTTTCTACCTTTTCCGTTTTTAATATGTATCAACATCCTTTTAGAATCTATATCTTCAATCTTTAAGTTGCAGACTTCGGAAACTCTCATTCCTGTCGAATATGCTAAAGTGATTATTGACTTATGTTTTAAGTTTTCTATTTTTGAAATTTTATCAAGTAAAAATTCTTTTTCGATTACTTTTGGGAGTTTCTTTTCTGATTTAGGTCTTTTAAAAGAGACTTTATCGTATTTCTTTTCCAAACCGTATTTGTACAAAAATCTTATAGAATTTATTACTTGATTTTGTTGAGAAACTGAACTAAAGTTATAATTATCCAAGTATGTTTGAAAATCTTTTGAATTTAAATGTATAATTTGCCTATTTCCTATGCTTTTAACAAAAGATTTTATGTGGTACATGTAATTCTCTTTTGTTTGTGGTGAGTAGTTTAAGTATATAAACTTTTGTTCACAAATCTTTATAATTTTTTCGTTTAACATGTTGATTTTATTAGTGGTTAGACATTGTTTAGTATATATAATAGTTA